TGATAAATCAAGATTGTATGGTTACGAGCCAGTTAAAGGACAATGGTTCGGAATGTACAAAGTTAAAAACAAATCAGTTTGGGACGAATATGTTAAGACAGGTAAAGTAAAAGGCTTTAGTGTTGAAGGATATTTTGCTCAAAAGATTTTAATGAATAAATTATAATGCCAATCCCAACTAGAAAACCCGGCGAGGAACGTGATGACTTTATTGGTCGTTGCATATCTAAATTGAAAGGCGAATACCCTGAAGACCAGGCTGCCGCAATTTGTTATGAACAACTAAATATGGAAGAAAGTTTTTCTGCCGATATGTATAATCAAATAAATTCCCTAACAAAAATGACAAACTCAGAACTTAAAGAATTAGTAAAATCACACTTTTCTTTGGTTGAGGCTCCTGTAGCAGAAGCATTTGGCGAATTGAAAGACATCAATGGTGCTTTCACTTTAAAATTCCCAGGTGATACTTTAGAAGTAGGTGATAAGGTTACTGTCGTTACAACAGAAGGACAAGAAATGGACGCTCCAAACGGTACACACGAATTGGAAAACGGAACTAAAATTGTCACTGAAGATAGCGTAGTAAAAGAAATCACTGCTGCAACAGAAACCGCAATGGAAGAAGAAATGCCTGCTGAAGAGGCTGTGGTTGAAGAAGAAATGGCTGAGGTTGAAGTTGAAGTGGAAGGTGTTGAAGACGAAATGACTCCTGCAATCGAAGATGTAGTTAAAGCCATCGTAGAAGGCGTTAACGAAGAATTAGGCAAAATGAAAGACAAAATGGCCGAGTTCGAAAAGAAGATGGAGAAAATGTCTGCTGCTCCTGCTGCTAAAAAGACTTTACCTGTAGCTAAAGAAACAAATGACAAAATGGAAGCTTTCAAAGCTTACAAACCACTTAACGCTGACAAAATCGACATGATGAAGGCAGCAATGAAAAACAAAAGAAAATAACCCCTAAATTAAATTAAAATGAGCTTAAACGTATCTGCCTTGTCTGATTTTAACAATGAAATCGCAGGCGAATTATTATTGAAAACTGTTTATGCTGGTTCAACAATGGAATACATCACCATTCAGGAAGGTGTTAAATACTTAGAGCCTATCAACTTGTTCGAAGTAGACCTTTATATGCAGAATGGTACTTGTGTATCTTCAGCTTCTGGATCAGCCCAATTCACACAACGTAACATCCAAGTATGTCCACGTACATCTTTCGACGCTTTGTGTTTGAAAGATTTGGATACTAAATACTTAGGTATCTCTTCACTTGAGCCTGGCTCGTACAACACCACATGGAAGTTGGCTGAAGGTTACTCAACATTGTTGGTTAACCAATTTCAAAAAGCAAATGATCAATTCTTGTGGCAGCAAGTATCAGGTTCTACTTCTACTTTCGGCGGTACTTGTGCTGTTGATGGTTTGAACGTATTGATTTCTGGTTCTACTTCAGGTGTAGTTGTTCCATCTTCAGTTACAGGTTCTGCTTTCTCAAGCGCTAACGCTTTGACTGTAATGGACACTATGATCGAGAATTTGTCTTCTGACGTAGCTGATCGCGACGACTTGACTTTCTTCATGAGTGTTTCTAACTTCAGAAAGTATGTTGCTGGTATCAGAGCTGCTAACAACTTCTTCTTCGATCCTGCAAGTGTTGAAAACCGTGGCAACTTGGTTCAAATGAACTACCCTTACCAGAACATCAAAGTTGTTGGTACTGTAGGTTTGCAAGGTTCTGATCGTGTAGTATTAGGTCCTGCTAAGCAAATTGTTGCTGGTACTGACTTGATGAGCGATTTCTCTGAATTCCAATTGTGGTACGATATCAACTCAGATACTTTGCGTCACAGAATCTCAACTAAGTTGGGTGTGAACATTGCATTCCCTGAGTATTGGGTATCAAACGACCGCGCTTAATGTTTAACTAATTAAAAGAAAGGAAATAAAAAATGGCAACATGCGACATTACCTCAGGATTCACACTTGGTTGTAGAGACAATACAGGTGGTATCAGAAAATTATACATCCTTTCTGGATCGATTAGTGAAATTAGCGGAGCTACCGAAGGTATCATCGACACAATCAGTGGTTCAGGAGTATTCTATACATTTGAATTATTCCGTCAGACTTCTGATTTTACCGAAAACATTTCTTCAACTCCTGAAAATGGAACTGTGTTCTATGATCAGGCAGTAAATGCTGTATTCTTTAAAATGCAATCAGCTACAAGAAATCAGATTCGTGTATTAGCTAAGAACCCTAACTTGAAAGTTATCGTTGAAACAAACAACGGATCTGTTGATGGTATAGGTAAATTCTGGTTAATTGGTGAAGAAAACGGCGCTCAATTATTAACAGGAACTGGTCAGTCTGGAACTGCATTCGGAGATCTAAACGGATACAATTTAACATTCAGTGGTCAAGAGCCAGAACCAGCATCTGAGGTATCAGGTAGCTTGGTAGATGGTGCTTACACATTCGCTGGAGTGTTAGCTGGTATCACTATTTCTTAAAGTATAATCTAACCAAAATGGGGGTTACGTTAATAACGTGACCCCTTACTTGGTTGAAAAATAGCATATGCTTCAATTTAGCTATAACCAACAAACCAACTCAAACGCGATTTATCCTTCACCGGAAACAGCTTCGGCTAATTTGTCTTCGGTGATTTTAGATTTTACATCATCATATGATAAATCAACTTTATTAGGAGCAGTTGCAACAGTATTAAATACAACTGGGAGAAGTAATCCTTGGTTAGTATTTTCTATTACTGGTAGTTCAGTTCCAACAGCATCAGGACAATATGATGTTAACATTTATGAGTACAGTGCAGTACAAACATTAGGTACTTGGATTGCCCAAGCAACAAAATGGGACGCTACTAGTGTTAAATGGAATGGAACAGGAGGAGGCGCTACTAGAACTACTAAATTAGCAACAGAAAGAGCTTATGTTTCAGGTTCAAATCAAGCTGACATAACTTCATATTTATCTCCGTACAACGGAACTTATTATACCTACAATGGATAAATTTAAATTTAATACAATCTCCAGAATTACAAGTGATCGCTTTGATCCATTTGAGACCAAAGAGGATCATTTCATCAAATTCGGAGAGTATAACGATTTCCCAGGTAAACTAATTCACCTATTTAACAATTCATCTATTCATAATACCTGCGTAAATGCAACAGTGGAGGGCATTACAGGAGAAGGATTAACTTGTGATATGCCTGAATTGCTAGATAAAGCAAATTCAGATGGTGAAACCTGGAATGACATTTTTGATAAAGCAGCTATGGACTATAAGCTGTTTGGTTATTTTTGCTTTGAAGTAATTTGGTCAATGGACAGAACCAAAATTGCTGAAGTATACCACATTGACGCTTCATGGGTCAGAGCTAAAGAAAAAGATCACAGAGGTAAAATTCCTGGATACTTTATATCTGATGAATGGGATAACAAATATAAATTTAGAGGAAGTATTAGTTTAGAAGACAAACAATATTTGCCTGTATTTAATCCTGAGAAACGTGAAGAAGAACCTAACCAATTATATATCTACAACCCTTACAGACCAGGACAACGTTATTACAGTTTACCTGATTATGTAGGTGCTTTAAGAGTAATTGAGTTAGATACAGAAGTAGATAATTTCCATGTTAACAACATGAGAAATGGATTAACTCCTTCATTAGCGATCACTACTTTTACTAATGCAAATGAAGATGAAAGAAGTGCTATTGAATCAATGTTAAGATTACAGTATCAAGGTACTGATAATGCTGGACAAATGATTTATATGGACGTGGACAGTCCTGAAAATGCTCCTCAAATAACTCCAATTCCAACAAATGGAGCTGATGGTTATTACACAGATATTAATGATATGACTATGCAAAAGATTTTGACTGGTCATAGAATTACTTCTCCAATGATTTTAGGTATTAAAACTGAAGGTCAATTAGGAGGAAGAACAGAGGTCACTGACGCTTATTTATTATTCTTAAATACAGTAGTTAGACCAATGCAACAAGACATCTTATCTTGTTTAGAATATTTGCTTTACTTAATGAATCCAGGAGCTGATTTTGCTTTAGGAGTTGAACAATTAAAACTTTACACTGATGGAAGTGAAGAAGTTGATGTTATTACTTCAGATGAATCAGAAGTAGGTGATGATAATATTTTAGAAGCAGAAATTGAACAAGCAGAAAAAGATGCTGACCAACAAGTGACAATAGAAAATATACAATAATGACTGATACTCTTATAATTAGCGAAGCGTATTTAAGACAATTTACAGATATTAACAATAATGTTGATAACAAATTGCTTACTAATGCTGTGCGTGAAGCACAAGACATTCATATACAACGTTTAACTGGTACTGTATTGTATGAAAAAATTCTTAGTGATATTCAAGCAAATACTTTAACAGGTGCTTATAAAACGTTGGTAGATGATTACATACAAAATGCTTTGTTATACGCAGCGTATTATGAGGCATTAGAATACATTTATATGCGAAGCCGTAATAACGGCTTATTGATGCCTACTGGTGGAGAAAATAGTGAAAAAGTTGATGGTACTTGGTACGACCGCAAACGCGAATCTGTTAAAAATAAAATGGATTGGTACTCAGAAAAACTAGTCAACTATTTAATTGAAAATACAAATACATTCCCTGAGTTGAATGAGAATAGTTTCTTATATCAACAGTATCCAGATTATGGATCTCAATTCCGTAGCCCAATTGTTATGCGCTATGGTGTTAGAGGTTATCATTGGAAACAAGCAGTAGAATGTGGTTTACCTATTACAGATTCAAGATACCCACAGTTCCCACCTCCAGGTTGGGCTAAAAATTATTAATAGAAAATGAGCAGAAATTTATCTAACTTATACATTTCAGAATCCTTCCAGTACCTTATACAAGAGAGTGGTAGCTATCTTCAAACTGGATTAGGAAGCAATTTAACAGGTAGTTTATTAATTACTGCCTCATTAGCCGATAATGCAACTACAGCAAGTTATGCTACCACTGCTGCGAGTGCTACTTCAGCATCTTACGCTGTAACAGCATCTTATGCTTTAAATGTTACTCCTACTGATACAGGTAGTTTGTTAAAAACAGCGTCTTTTAGCGACGCAGAAATTACTTTCACCAAGGGCGACGGAACAACATTTAACGGCGTTATAAACAACGTTACTTCGAGTATAAGCGCATCTTATGCAACATCAGCAGGTACAGCAGCAACAGCAACAAGTGCTAGTTATGCAACTACTGCTTCTTATGCTTTATATGCTTTAAGTGCTTCAGGTTCAGTTGATACAAATGCTTTATATACAGCCTCAGTTTCAGATGCAACTATTACATTTGAAAAAGGTGATACAAGCACATTTAACATTACAGTTAATAATGTTGTAAATGCGGATTCAGCAAGTGTAGCTACATCAGCAGATACAGCAATAAGTGCTTCATACGCAACTACTGCTTCATACGCTTTAAATGTTTCAACACCTGATTTACAAACAGTAACAGATACAGGTAATACAACAACAAATGCAATTACTGCTTCTGGATTCTTTACAGCAGGAGATGCTGTAGTATTAGGAACAGCTAGTATTGGTTTCTTAAATGTTACTTATCAATCTTCATCAGTTATTTATTCTTCAGGTTCAAACCAATTTGGTGATGATGCAAGTGATACTCAAACATTATATAGTACAGTTGATATTAAAACTGGTCCTGTATTAGTAACAGGTTCAGTAACTTCTACAGATGGGTTTACAGGAAGCTTACAAGGTAATGCTGATACAGCTACTTCAGCTTCATATGTTAATGTAACAAATAATGGAAGTGATGTAAATTCAAATTATGTGACTTTTGTTACAGCTAATGGTTATACAACTCCTCACACTGATACGAGTTTACAATTTGTTCCTTCAACAAATACACTTAGTGCAACTAATATAAACGCTACTACATTTACAGGTACTCTTTCAGGTAATGCTTCAACAGCAACAAGTGCCTCACACGCAGTAAATGCTGATGTAGCAGTAAGTTCTTCTTATGCAGTAACAGCTTCATACGCTTTAAATGCTGCTGGTGGGGCCGCTTTCCCATATACTGGTTCAGCAGAAATTACTGGTTCATTAAAAGTAATAGATAAAATAATTACTGGTAATTCAGCTAATACTATATCAGGAACATCACCAAACTGTGCTGTTGTTGGAGGTGAAGGCAATACTATATCGTCTAATACTCCTTCAGCTAACTATATTTTTGGTGGTGCAAATGCAACTATTAATGCTGGTGAAGCTAACGTTATTATTAATGGTGTTAACAGTACAATTACAGCAGGTCTCTTTAACGTACTCTTAGGAGGTAACCAAAAAGATATTACTTCTGGTAACTACCAAATGAACGCAGGTGGTTTATATTGTGACATGACTGGGGGTGGTAGTGGAGCAATGTTAGGTGGTATTTCAAACACCTACAATGGTGGTAATTATGGTGCTGTTATTGCAGGTAGTACTAACACAGTTTCTCATGACCAATCAGTTGTTATTGGAGGAGCAAACATAACATCATCAGCTGCAAACACAGTTTATGTTCCTAATTTAACAGTCACAGGTTCAACTGAAGGTGTTGTAGGTAACAATAGTGATACTTACACATCATCTCCTAGAGTTAATCAAGTTGTAACATTAACACAAGCAGAATATAATGCAATTGGAACACCAGATGCTAACACATTATATGTTATTTCAGGTTCAGCAGCAAATGTGTTCACAGGAACTCAAACATTTAGTGGTTCAGTAGTAGGTGAAGTAAATGCTTTAAGTATTGCTTCAACAACAGCCTCTATGGATTGCTCATTAAGTAATTTCTTTACATTAGCACTTGTTGATGGTTCAGATACATTAGTTGAAGCAAGCAATATAGCTTCTGGCCAAACAATTAACTTAAGATTAACAAATGGTGCCGCTGGAACAGGTACAGTAAGTTTTGGAGCTGGTTTGTTAAAACCATCAGGATTTGCATTTACAGGATCTGCAGCAGCAAACGCAGTAGATGTTGTTTCAATGATATCATTTGATACTAATAACTTATTAATAAACGCTGTAGAAAACTTCTTATAATATATGCCAATATTTACACCATTTACTTTTATAGCTCCTCCCATTGTCACTGGTGGAGGAGGTGATGCTGATGCTACTGCTTATTTAGCAGAAGTAGTGAATCAAGGAGGTACAGTTGATGCCACTATAACAAGTGCTGTTAACACTTTATTTACTGATTTAAAAGCAGCTGGAATATATAGTAAATTGGTAGTTATGTATCCATTCATTGGTGGTGTAGCTAATGCCCATTCAATAAATGCTCTTGATCCTATTTCAGGAAGTGCTCATTATTTTATAGAGTGGGTTGGTCCTTGGACACATAGTTCAAATGGAGCGCAAGGTAATGGTTCAAGCACAGGTGCTAATACTTGGTTAGAGAATAGTGTAGATTTTCCAACATTTGCAGATTCAGGAGGAAATAGACATATTTGTGTTTATACTAATGCAGATAGTGGAGTTACAACTTTTGGTTATGATTGGGGTGGTGGAGCTGGTTTTACTAACTTTATGGCAGTAAATTATGGCGGAACATCTCAATATAGTGGATTTGGAGCTTATACAAGTAATAGCCAAACAAGCAATACAGGATTTTATACAGGACAAATTACAGGTTCAAGACAATCTAACTTTAAAAATGGTTCTGAAGTAGGATTTAATACTGGAAGATCAGATCAATCAACTAATCATTATATGTCAATAGGGTGTGATAATAGAATTACTGTTCCTGGTTTCACTGTAACTGAAGTCACTGATAAAAGATATGCTTTTGCAGCAGCAGGAGCCGCTCTTACTACAACAGAAAATGCAGATTATTCAACAGCAGTAACAACCTTCCAAACAGCATTAAGTAGAAATTAATATGCCAATTTATTTAGGAGATAAAGAAATAGGAAAAGAATATGTTGATTCATATGAGTTAGCTCAAGTATTTTTAGGATTAGATCAAGTGTCTGGTCCTAGGTA